AATAAGCCGTTCCACCAAAACCGTCCGCATAATATTGGGCTACAACAGCTCCATTGTTGCCCTCTAAGACAAGTGAAGCATGGCTTCTACCGTTGTTTGATGTGTCGGTGTTGGTGTTTTTTAGCCGAATGGATAAGCCCCCCCCACTCGTTTCAGATCGCTCCATATCCAAAATAGTAGTATCTGTTGCCACTTTACCAATACCAAGTTTGCCACTAATCGTTGCGTTTCCGCTTACATCTAATTTTTCACTCGGCGTAGCGTTTCCAATCCCAACATTTCCACCATTGTGAACTAAAAACACATTGGCGTTATCGGGCTGAATATATATAGGCACCCCAACATTGGTACTGTAATTGTAAGCGAATAGCTTTGATCCTGACCCCCAATTTTGTATACCAATAATACTATTATTATCTTCGGATCCCGTAACTACTGAACCTTCTACCCCTAGACCAAAAGATTGAATACTTGCGCCTAAAGTTGGACCTATGGATACATTTTGAGCAGGGCTGTTATTTCCAATACCTACCTTTCCATTATCATCAACAAAAATGCCACTTCCACCATCGTTGTACAACTTTAAGCCGTTTGCGTTTCTGGCTTTAATTTCACTAGCTGTCATTTTGGTTATAACGTCAACATCCCCACTGTCTGCTACGCTAATCCCAGCTGTTCCGGCATCATTTAATAACGCAATTCCACCAACATCTCTAGCACGAATGCCCTCGGTTGCGATGTACTGGCCTGAATTTTGAGTAAATGAATTTCTTGGATCAATACCCCCAGCATTAGCATCCACATATGCTTTAACTGATTGTTGCGTTGGTACTTTTGTTTCAGAATTTGACACCATCGTATCTTCATCAATCACAAACGACATGCTGGCCGTACTTGTATCGGTATTCATCACCGCCCCAGCGGAATCAACATTAGTTGCATCCGTTACATCTGCATTTGTTTCAATTCCAGCCAATTTTGTTTTTTCAGCGTCAGTGAATGCGTTAGTATCCGCATTAGATTCATACGCTGTTTTTATTTCACCGGCTGTTTGATCGGCTGTAGCACCTGTTTCTATACCATTAAGTTTAGTTTCATCACTTGCTGTAAAATGCTTGTTTGTTGCTGTTTCAGATATGTCATCAAGGGTTAAAGCTCTAGTTTCTGCTTGATTACTTGCATTCCCAATAAATACATTCCCATCGTTAAGGTTGGGTACGTCATTTGTACGCCCAGCACCACCCACCTTAATACTACCTGCACTGGCATGACTTCTCATCACCTTTCCTATGTTTTGGATAAGTGAGGATTCCCCACTAGGCTTTGTTGCTGTTAAAGTGCCTGTAGTTGATATGTATAAAATATCGCCCTGACTATATGATGATGTATCTAATGCAGTAATTGTCCCAAACGTTACCACGTTTACATTGGCATTAATACTAACCGTTTCTGCTGCCAATCCAAAACAAGGCATTTTGTTTGCATCGTCTGCATCGGCAATAGATACAATCGGCTTATTACCTGTAATATCGTCCCCTGATATGTATACTGGGTCGCCCTTGGTTAAGGCTTCACCTGCTTTGGCTTGAAATATTGTTGCTCCTCGCATGTCACCGATGAAGGTAGTTGCTGTGATTTCACCTGTAATATCAATATTTCCAGTTCCGTTAATATCTTGGCTGTTTAAATCTAAATTACCGCCAAGCTGTGGGGTAAGGTCTTCAATAATATTTTCGAGGTATCTACCGTCTAAATCTACGGTTACGGTTGACGCATCATTTAATGTTAGTGTTAATACCCCATCACTCGTATTAAAACTAGCATTAGTTATGTAAGTGTTATTACTCGACAATGGGATATTTACAATTATGTTCCCATCGGTTTTTGTGAGTGTTAAATCCCCTGTATTAGAATCATAACTTGCACCTGTAATTTCTTGAGCATCAATTGTTTCTTTTATTAATTTTTCACTAACGACATTAGTGTCGCTTAATGGGCTAGTCCATCCTGTAGTTGAATCAACATCCGGAACAACATTAATCCCAACAACTGGAACATAAGGATTTGCTTCAGTACCTTCTCCAACTGTTTTAAATCTTTTAAACCCTGAATTTCCGTCTTGAATGTTATAACTTGGCATAATTTTTATTTTGTTTGTGTTGTTAGTGAAAAATTAATTCTTGTTTACTACGAGGGGACAAATTGTCCCCCCATAGTATGTTTGCAATTTGGCTAAAAATTTATGATGCTGCTATTTGAACCCCTTTACCAGAAAGAACAATAGTTTGAGCACCTGTTCCAGCTGTAACGGCAATTCCTAAAGAAGTTGCGCCTTCAACTGTAGACCCAGATACACCACCATCAAGTTTTAGACCTGTACCAGCATTAAGAACTTCTACGAAGTCACCAGCTGCTACTGTATCAGTACATAAAACAGATGCTTTTCCGCCAAACTGTAGCCAAGCATAATAACCTGAAGTAACAGAAACAGAAGAAACACCCACACATGCGCCACTACCAATAGTTCCAGGGGCTTTTGAAATAACCTCTGAACCTACAGTATTTGAATAACTTACTTGGTAAGGCTGGCTAGCTGTTAATGCGCCATGTGATTTTACATACACATACTTAGGCTTTATTGCGTCTGTTGAAGAATAATCAACATAAACTTCGCCTAGGCTGTATTTACGTTCGCTAGATGGTCTAGTCAAATCGTCTTTATCAATAGAAATACCCATTATGATTAATCTCCTTATTTTTTCTTACGACTCTTGTACATTAGTGAATACACCGTTGTAACGTCGTCCCATGCAAACAAGTTGTAACGCTAGGTAAGACTTAGCCGTGATAATTGGCTGATTAGGTAGAACCGCAGTCCCATCCATAGGCGATTGTTTACCGTTAAAACCATACTTGTGACACACTTTAAAAGTGTTTGTGCTAAGTACATACACATGATTATCTTTTGAATAATCGTCAACAATGTAATCAATTCCGCCAAACTTTAATGCCTCAAAACCAGCAAACGCAGTTTCTTCTTTTCCAAAACGTTGTTGTTGTTGCAAAGAATTTCCAAAAGCTGTGTGAATTATGGAATTAGATAGCATTAAGTTAGGTTTAAATGTGTCACCGTACTCATTACCGAATTTGCTTCCTCTTGCTTTTAGCTTGTTTACCAAAGAACTAAAAGCGTCATAGTTAATGTCTGCATACGCAATAGAAGTAGTGTTTCTTTCAGAAAGGTATGCATCAGCTGGGAAATCGGTATCCAATAGACCAGCGTAAGCAGTTCCGGAGGCACCTAGTACATCTGACAAACCTGAGATGGATAGCTCATTGTTGTCTGTAGATGAACCAAAAAAAGACTCTGACAAAACTCTTACAGTTTTATTTTTAGACGCGTTCATGGTCTGTTTAATCAAACTGCGAATTGCTCCACTGTCATCACCAGCTTCAGCAAAATCTTTTAGTGAATTTGAATATTTTTGAGCATAATAAGCAAGCTCTAACTGTCCAAAAGTATGTGTCTGCTCAATATCACTTGACTCTACAGTGTTGATACCATTTGTCCAACCGTTTGTAGAGTTTTCTGCCAATTCTAATGGGAAACGAATGCTTGTTCCACCGGCAACGTATTGTAATTGCTCATTAGCAACCATTCTTGCATATAGTGGGTTTGCTTTGCTGAAATTGTCCACGTTTGATTCTAAAAAGTGAGGACCAATTAGCGCCGCGGCTTTGTTTAATTGTTCATTTGTTAAAGCCATTTTTTTACTCCTTTAAATTTTCTAATATTTCATACAACTTAACCACCGAAAATACTGTCAATTTGTTTTGAAAAACTTTGAACTTTTCCGGTATTTCCAACTGACTTTGAAATGTTAGGTGCGAATGAGGTTGAATTAACATTACGTTTCATCGCATTTTCTGCGCCTTTTGTAGCTGCGTTTCGTTGAATTGTGTTCATAGCCTCTTTTGTAAAGACTGCTCCCCACAAATTAGGCGGGATGTTTTGGTCGATCATCATTTTCTCAAAGGTTGCTTTGTTTTCTTCTGGAAAATGTACATTGTGTGTTTTGCAGGTCTCTTGTATCTCTGCATAAGCTGCGTTTTTTTGAGCTAACAATTCAGCGGCTTGCTCGCTTTCGTAATGTTTGTTCATGGTTTCTGTTAATGAGTTTTTCCAATCCATAATCTCGCTAAATGACGATCTAAGATTGTTTAACTCATTATGTAGGTCCACATTTTCAGCGGCAACTGCATTAGTCGTTTTTGCTGTGTTATCATTGAATACGGATGACAATTTGTCTGCATATTCTGGACGACTAAATAGTTCCTCCAATGCGTCATAATCAGAAGCCTTTTTTTTGTATGATTCCGTTTCATTTTTAAGCGCTTCATAATCACTTTTAAACTTCTCATATTCTGACTTCTGCTTTTCAAGATATCGTAACGATCCAAACATTTTATTTGGGTCTTTACCCCAATATGAATCATATCGTTTGTCTTGCTCCCACGAACCAAAATCCTCACTGTTCTCAACTTGTCCATTTGAGTCGCTTAGAGTGTCATCAGAATCGCCTTGCCCAAAAACAATTTGGGTGGGTTCTTGCTCGACTTGCTCTTGTGCAACATCTTCTTGGATGTTATCAAACATAAAACTTACCTCCTAACAAATTTTGTAATATAAAAGTTTAGTTAATCCCTAACTTGTTAAAAGCATAATCAAAGGAACTGAGCTCATTTTCCTTCTCATTCTCTGGTATTTTGCCAGATAAACGAATAATGCAGTTATCAAGTAGAGACATCGCCTCTTTTATATTACCTTTGCTAATTGCGTTGCGTGAGTCCTCTAACTTATCACGCAACATTGTCGGGGAGTAACCGCCATAATCTGTCATTGTATATTTGTTTTCTTCTTTTTTGCTGCTTTCTTTATCATATGACATTTGCTTTGGCTCGGGGTTTTTGTCCTCGTTGTCGTTTCCAAACTTAATCACAATCATGTTTTCTTTATCCATTATCAGATACCTCAGTTTTTTTTGGACGCCCTCTTTTTTTTACTTCAGTTTTTACTTCGGTTTTTTCTGTAGGCAATTTAATTTGATCTGTAAACAACTGATTAAGTGTTGATTCACTTAAAATTATTTGCATATCGCCATTAATAGAAATTTGATAATGTGCGGTTTTATATTCTGATTGTCCTGCCGGATAATAACCGTTTAACATAAATGTATGTTTAACGTCATCTTTTAAAAAAATCATTTTATCTTTTCTAAATTCCATGCATTCAATATAATCTAAATATTGTCATCTATCATTTAAATATAATCTTAAAAATTAGTATTTATTCCTAAAAAATTGTAGTAAATTCAAATGTATTACTAATTAATTTTATGTAATATGTAGTTTGTGGAAAATGCATACTTAAAATATCTAGACGAATTAAAAAAAACAGCGATAGCTTACCACGGTGAAAAAGGGCTTAATTTACAAAGTAAAATTGACCGCTATCACTCTTATAATCACAAACGACCTGATTCGAACGGGGCACTTTTAAACGCTAATCAACCCGATTACAATATCATTAAACCAATAGTTGATACTGTAAAAACTATATCGTTAGACGCTTATATTTCAACTCAAGTTAAAATTAAAAACCTAAACCATCAAAGTTTAGACCAAATTAATATTATAGAGTCTATTGCTGACATTCTTGATGATGTTTGGTCAAATGTTAAAGTAAAAACACAATTAGATAACAAACTAGCTCATGTCCTAAAAGATTCATTAATTTATGGGTTAGGGGTTGTTAAAACGTATTGGTCTCGGTCTGCATCAAATGACGGACTAGGAGATGTAAGTATCGAACGAATTAATCCGCAAGATTTTTACCCTGAACCAAACGCAACAAGCGTTGAAAATGCAAACTACATATTTGTTAAACGTGTTATATCTAAATTTGAATTAATCAAAGAATATAAAAACCAACCTAAAATATTAAAGAAAATTGAAAAACTGACTACATATGCCCAGTTTGAAAAAATTGAGGAAAAAGGTTCGGGAAAACTTGTAAAATCAAATCATAAAAGTGGTGAAGGGCAACCAGAAACCTCTGGGACGTCAATAAGCGAAGATAAATCCACAGTATTTTCACCTCAAAGTAACCTTGTAATATGGGAATGCTATCAAAAAGATGACACCGTTTTAGTCCCTTTAGACAAAGACGATAGCAAAGTTAAAACTATGAAAACCGAAGAACGGTTTAAATACCCGAATGGACGTGTAACCATATATAGTGGGAATGAAATCCTCGAAGATAAACCTATCGATTATCCGTTTGGTTTCCCTTTTGATGTCCTAAAAATAAATGAAAGTGACACTATTCATAGCGATGGTATCGTCCAGCCACTTGCTAAAATACAAGATAGTATTTTTACTGCATACTATAAGTTAAATACTCTAATACAAAAATATCGTAGTTTTTTAGTTGTTGACCCCATGTCGGTAAATAAACAAGATATTGCCAATCAAAAAGATATTGTCGAACTGAAACCCGGTGGCCGTTTTAATGCCCCTGTAATTGTCACGAATAAACTTATACAAGATATACAATTACTACGCGAGCATATTGAGCAATTAAAACAAGATGCATACAAAACAACTCGCATAAATGAAATTATGCTATACGGTGAACGCCCAACGGGGGTTAATAGTGGTAAAATGGTACGTGATCTTATCGAGTCGCCAATGTCGGCAATACGTGAAATACAACGTAATTACAAAACATTTTTAAAACAAGTTAGTGATAAAGCAATAATATTAATTCAATTGTATTATAACCAAGATAGAATTATTCGAATGACTAGCGGTAGAATGATATCTATCCAGCGTGACCAATTCGAAAATACTTTTATCAACCAATATCAAAAAGATGAGAACAATAATCTTGTAGCATTGACCGAAGAAATACAGGCAGACTTAACCATAGGTGAATATGAAATTGAAGTTACTACAGGTTCTTCATTGCCACAATCACAAGCGGCTATCGCTTCAACTACTGTAGAACTAGCTCAACAAGGCGTATTCGGTGATATTAGTAATCCAGATGTTAAAGAATTAATATTAAAAACGCTTGATTATCCAAACTACCGTGCAATTGTTAATAAAATGAGAGATGAACAAGCACAAATTCAACAAATGGGTGAGCCTGAACCAGAATTTCAAAATTATTTAAAGAATGTCAGTATGTCACTAAAAGATATAACGGAGTTTATTCAGCTAATGCCAGTTGATAAACAACAAGGAGCAGTCAGCATTATAAGCGAATCGTTAGGGATTAGATTGCCAGATATGCCAATTACGCCAATGCCAGAACAAGAAATTGTTGAACCTGTTGTTGATGGAACTAACCCCCCTCTAGAAGTAACGTTTTAGTGAAATATTTCGTCACACAAACTATCAACAAAGTCTGACGTTTTCTGCTCTTGTTCCTTTTTGATTCTTTCTTTACCCTTTTTAGCCTCTAACTTAAAATCCTCGCTATTGGCGTACCTATAACCGTTTTTCTCCTCCCTTTTAATATCCTCAATAGTTAAATCATACCTGTCATTATTTGGGTTATAATACGTTTTTGTTGGTAAATCCCCTTGCATTGTTATTTTTTTATAACATCGGCCTAAATCTTTTGATTTACAATTTTGTACTTTGCACTGTGGTTCATATGACTCTATTTGATTAACTGAACAATAATGGTTATATACAAACCCGCATTTATTACATATAAACCGATAATTAGGCAATTTTTTGATCCTTTATCATATCAGTTAAAAACTGTTTAATGCGTTGCCGTCTCATGATGTTATTGTCTGCACATTGCATAGTTCGATAAATAGAGTTTTTTTGAACAACATCATTATGCTTGTCTAAATATGTCTTTATTTGCTCAATACTAGCATTTGATTGAACATATAAAACCTCGAGCTCTTCTCTTGATATATCCTTTTGAACATAACTGTCCGTGGTTAATTTTAATATGTCATCATTAAGCCTTTTGTTTTCTTTTTGTAAATCAACAAGTTTAGACTCAATTGTTTTAAATCGTTTTGTAATGTCGTGAATATGTCTCATAAATTCTGAAATATTGGTTGAAATTTTGATATGGTTTAACTGCATTTGTAAGTTTTTATAAATTTCGGTTAGTTTCTCATTGTTTAATGGCTCTTTACTTGTAATTTGCTCTATAGCCTCTGCATGCATTTCGATGCTGTATTTTCTGTTGCCCTCAATTTGTTGTTGTATCAAATTAGATATACGGTTTTCCAGTTGACTAATGAACGTAGCCATCTCCCTCTGGACAATCGCATGCACATTGACTTGCTCACTAATTCTTTGGTTTTCGTTAAATTCATTATTAAACATTTTTAAACCTCGCTTTATTTTTTAATTTATGCAATATAGTCAATTCCTTTTGAGTAAGTTCTGCAATTGGTTTCGCATTTAATTTGTTAAATCTTTCTAATTCTTTTTGAACGGTTGTATAACGGCCTATACCGATTATCTTTTTATTTAGCATTTGTATCACTTCCTTAAATTGTATGCAGTCATAACGGGCGCAAACACTTTTGCCGGGCTTTCGACCTCTATACTTTTTAAATGTTGTATAGCATATTGAACGGCATCTACTGAATGGTCATCTTTTTTGACAACTTCATCTCGCCTGTTTTCTGTTTCATTTAACCTTGCTGGCTTATATTTATATCCTTTATGTTGTTGTATCACATATTCTAAATGGTTAAAAATAAATAACTTATGCTGATGAAATAATTTATTTACTTGTAGTATATTATCGAATTTATTCGCTTTATTAGCCTCAATTAAACGCAAACCATGTGCCTGCAAGTCTAGCCACCATGAGCCCTGGTCTCTGTCCGGTGTTTTCATTGAATAATCGGCAATAATATTGACATTCCCATGTCGTCTTGAGGCATTAACTACGTCATGAAATTCGGCTTGTTTTTTGTGCCACTCATCACATATAAATATATTTCCGGATTCATCTTTAGCTAACCAGACCATGCTTGTGTCATTAATTCCACCATGATCTAAACCAATACATAAATAAAAATGCTTTTGTATTTTTAACCTTGGTATAACATTATGACTTTTTAATGCCGTGTATACTCTATCGCTTGTTTTATCCCATCCCCCGTATATATATCGTTCAATGTAATCTTGGGGGTAATCTCTTAACAATCCATCAATGTAGTTAGGGTCAAGATTAGCTTTGTTGTCTTCCATGCTACCATTTATAAAAAATACATGTTCGGGCTTATTTTCAACATAACGTTCTTTTGCCCAACTATCAGCTGGGTTTCCCTCTACTAATAAAAAGCGTTTAGGTATAGCTTGCCCAGATAAACGGCCAAGAACTTGCAAGAATAGCTTATATGGTATCTCTTCAGCTTGGCATAATGTCGCACCACTGTATTCGTTAGATAATATCTTGGTATCTCTATCAAATGCTCTGAAGTTTATACGGCTCCCATTGCTAAAGTTTGCATTTCTTTCTGATTTATTGTATTGATAACCGGATATATCCGGGGGGAATAATTGCATAAATTGAGGTATAACCGAATCGCTAAGCTCTGGATATGTAGCACGACAAAACAGCCAGTTTACATCCTTAAACAATGAACAAAGAAAAAAGGTGATCATCATTGTAATTAATGATTTACCGCAACGAAAAGCACCAAAATAGGCCAATTCCTCCGGCGCATCCTTTCTGATCTGCATATCCTCTGTAAATATTTGGCTAAAAAATAATGACTGCTTAGGGTTTAAAACTATATTAAGTGTTTTCATTAGATGAGGGGTTGATTATATACATTTTCCCTTTCACGCTCTATGTAATCCTCTTTTAATAATTCCTCTTTAGTTTTATATTTAACGGCTTTTAGTGGGTCTGTATTGTTTTTATAAAAATAATGCATTCTAAATGTAAGAATCAAATTTAAAAAGACAAAACACGTAAAAATAAGGCCAAACATAAAAACATAATAAAGAGTCCAAAGATCACTGAGAATTATATCCCTCACTACAACCCGCCTAAATCAGCCAATTGAGTTTGTATGTCTGCTCTTTCCATCTCTAACCTTTTAATTTTTAGAGTACGTTTAATATCTTCCAGCACATTTACCGCCGTATCAAATTGCGTTTTTTGTTCCGGTGTTAGGTCCAATAATAAAAGGCTCTTTAATTGCATTACTTCCGGCAATAGGTGGTCAACTCTTTTATATTTCTCATCAAAATTCATATACACCCCATTTAATAAATATTTTAGGCAATATTATTGTATTAAAATAATTTTGTAAATGTTTTTATATTAATTTAATTGTTTGACATCTTCGCTAGTTAGTGTGATTACATGTTGCATTGGCTTAGGCTCTTGTTGTATATGCGTATCATATATCGCCTGTTTTTCGTCATCATCAGCTAACAGTTTATATAAAAATATCTGCCCGGCACTGCTTGTAGTTTCTTCCTCTAGCCACATTTTTCTTAGCTTTTTTTTAACCTTTACACCATTATTACCGATTAATCTTTTTAGATTGTCGTATCTGTCTGAACCTACTGGATAGTAGGAATAAAAACTATCTTTACCTATTGGTAAAGCTGCTATTAAATCACGTATAAATAAAATGTCATCATTTTTCTCTAATATCTGCAAGGCCATTTCATATATTCGTGTCTTATTTGCCTCTACTTTTTCACACATAACAACATATATACTACAAATTTTTTTCATTTTCAAATTTTTAAATTGTGATTATAAAATTAATTATAATAAAATATTGACATAAAATAATTTACTATATATAATTATATCATATTAATAATTAAGGAGTTTTAAAATGAAATTAGTAAAAATTAAAGATGCAAAATTATCCGGGAGCTACACAAAAACTGCAAAAGACTATAAAAAAGAAATAACTAATCAGCTTATATCCATCGATGGTAATATATATTGCATTGATCTAGTCAATGGTTCCAGATTAAAAATTACAGGAAAAAGAAATTTTCAAGCATGGGCAAAACAAAACGATTACGTCACTAATTTTTAATAAAAAGGAAAATCAAGTTATGGGTAAAAATTCAGTTCATGAGAGTTATAAAGATTGCAATCAGAATTTGGATGAATTTAACAGCTGGTTTAGTTTTAAATTCACAAACAATGAAATAATAAGGTTCGATGAAATAGAATTGCGTATTATAACAAAAACAATAAAACGAATCGTTAGAACATATTTAAAAATAAAAAACTTGTTTTCATTTAAATTTTTTTTAAAATAGGAGTAAAAAATGATCCGACTGACTAAAATTAACAATAATTTATGGCTCAAGGTTTTTAACAATTCTAAACTTGTTTATGTTGGCGGTGGTTTTGAATCTATCAGTGAAGCCTTCAAAACGGCTCAATACTATTTAAAATAATAAAAGGGATTACAATGAATAAAAACAATTACTTTCAACCTCTAGATTTAGATTATACAACTAAAGAATGTATTATATCCCGTATACTAACCAATGAGGGGTTAACTGTCGCAGACTTTTCAAGTTGTGATGGTTTGCGAGATATGACTATAAATGATATCGATATTTACTCTGCATGGTTTTTTATTAGTGAAAACCTCGAGTTAGTAGTTGAATTTAATGATGAAAGTTTTTTAATTGATCTTGCATCTATTAATGACATACTCAGAACATACGAATATGACTTAGATATTTAAAACAGGGAGTTTAAACAATGAATAACGAAAAACACATAATTTTTGACACATGGGACGCATTCGACAATTGGTTAAAAGGTGGTTTGATAAAAAAAACAAATGTTGAGCGAATCGATTATGTCTTTAATGATAATTGATACGCTGTTTGGATAACAATTTTTATTAAATTAAAATATTCTTTGACTTTTTATTTTATCCCCATAACGATGCACCTGCGTGTATATTTCTTGAGATATTAAGTCTTCATATATACCTCTACCGTGTTTTTTTGAGTCTTTCCATTGCC